ACAAGCTACCGCAGCATGTCTGATATGTTGGAAGCATATCTACCGCAAGTACATTTGTACATGCGTTTGCATGAGTTGAAGAAAGCTGTGTTTTCCGTCATCTTTGGGAATCTATGGGAATATTGCGTAGTAGACTTTGAAGAAGACTATTGGAAAAATGTCAGCACACAAGCCTATCAATTCTGGCAAATGGTAGAGTCTGACGTTGAGCCAGTACAGAATTATGCCAACAAAGTTGATTGGTCTAACGTCAAGATTGATGGACTTATCAAGCGTGATGCAAGCAAAGACAATCAATTCATGGACGCGGCTCACAGGTTTGTGAATTATTCACAACAAGCTAAAGAACATGAAGCTGCTAAAAAAGAATTAAAGTCAATGGTAAAAGACACAGAACGTGAGGTCTACTGTGATCTATTGACTATCAAGCGTGACAAGCGCGGTGCTTGTCGCATTACAATCCACTCTGACTAGGAGGTAACAATGGCAGAGAAAAAATTATCAATCACGGATGCATTTATTGCATGGCATGCAGAAGAAGTAAAAGCCAGCAAAGATGGCAAGAACCCACACTTTCGTTCAACATATTCTACGTTAGAAGAAGTGATTGCTGCTTGCCGCAAAGCAGGTCAGCATGGCCTGACATTTACACAGCTAATCGATATGGATGATAATGGTCGCATGTTTGTCAAGACTATTGTCATGCATGTCAGTGGCGAAGTGTTGACAAGTCGCACACCCATTGTGTCACAAGACTTGACTAATCCACAAAAGATGGGGTCAGGCATTACTTATGCTAAACGCTATGGTTTGCAAGCTGCATTTGGTCTACCATCAGAAGATGACGATGGAAATAAAGCAGCAGAACCAAAAGTTTGGAAAGAACCAATGCCACACAACACCCCAAAAGACGAACCGTCAGAATACTAGGAGCAATACATGGATAACAAACTTAGCCCAAACAAAGGCAGAGTCTTTCCTATTACAGAAAAAGATGAGCAATACATTGGCAAACCAATCTTGTCAGGCAAGCTCAACATTGAATACTGGGCAAAGCACATTGATGATGCATACGAACCACGTTGTGTGCTGTTCAAGAAAGAGATAAACGGACAGCGTAAACTAGCTGTCTTTATTGAGGTTGGCTTGATGCATGATAATGGTGCCGATGTACCAGAAGGCAAGCCAAACTACGGCGGCAAAATTGGACAGCAAAACATATCCGCCTACAAAAACAAATCCCAGAATGGCTCAGACTACATGGGGCTTAGTGTCTATACACCAAACACAGACACACAGCCAGCAGAAAACAAACAAGTCATCCAGCCAGCAACAGTTGATGGAGGGACAATCGATGACGACATCCCGTTCTGATCGCACAACGACAGCCAACCCATACAAAGCAACGCCCTACAAAGTAGGCATTGTTGTTGAACACTTTGTTGAGTTTTGCTTTGCTGCCCAAAATACAGCAGAAGCAAAACTCATAGCAGAAAACAAACTGCGGAAGTTTAAAAACCCAGCACAACTACGAAGAGCAGTAATAGGCGACATACATTTTATTGAAGTAGAAGAAATTTGATGGCGCAAAAAACCTACACTGCCGAACTTACAAGCAAGCAAGTAAAACTACTGTTGCAACTTACAAAACATCCTGCATTAGCAAAAGCAGTACAGGCTAAACACGTTGTAAACCTACAATCTGTTTGCAGAAGGATAAAAGAAAAATGAATCGTGCAGATATATTATCTAAAGCACATGATGCTGTACAATCAAGAGGCAAAGACTACGGTTCACCAGCAGAAAACTTTGAACGCATTGCAGCAATCTGGTCGGCGTATGCAGACATAGAATTTAGTGTAGAGGATGTTGGCATTATGATGATGATAGTAAAGATATCACGCCTGATGGAAACACCAGCACACGAAGATAGCTGGGTAGATTTAGCTGGCTACGCTGCTATTACTGCCGAAGCGATAGCAGATAGTCAAGATAATCCGCCCCAGCTTGCGGATCAACAAAGCAATGAACCCAATTTGTAGGTGAATCAGATTGAGGGTCTATCAACTGAAAGATAGCTTGTCCAAAGTTTTGTTGATCAAAACCTTTGACCATAGCGTAAGTGTCATGGAATTTATAACCACGACATCTGGCAAGCCACGCTGTACTTTTATTTTCCACATCTTCAATCTGAGCCAAGCCCCAGTTGTGCCTGTGTCCACTTATGTACAACTCGGCATGGTTTTTAAACCTAGCCATTTTGTTTTGGGCGTGAAGCGCATTCCATTGGCTATGGCCCGACATATCGTGAGCCGCGTGTATGCGGCACTGCCGCCCATTTGGAAACCGAAGATTGACTCTAGCCTCCCAATCTTCACGAATGGTGTGACCACTAGCTATCCATTTCAACGGGTCGCCAGCACCAGACCACATGTCATGATTGCCGCCAATGAGAATAAGCGGGTTCATCTCGCCTATCAACCACTCAACTAACTTCCACGCTGTTTTGTGGGATGTGTCCTGTTCGCCGTACAATCGTCCTAGACGGCCAACCCAGTTATTCTGGTAGTCACCTACTGAACAGCCATAGATATGCGTGTGTGAAGCTATTATGGACAAATGATGCCGTAATGAATCCCAATCGCAGTAATTATCATCGATGTGTGGGTCGCCCAGCCATAATAATCCAATAGGATCGTCTGACTGCATATCAACATTATACCATCTTGTCGCATCTTTATGCGCCTTGCGCTTTTGAAAACGCAGATGAAGATGATTAACTATGTCCTCAACAGGCAAATCATCTTCTGGTATTTCTGGTAAGATATATGATTTTTGTTTTGACTTCTGTAGCTCTCGATAGAACTTACTCTTTGACATTCCCAAAGCATCTGCTGCTTTTTCTATTGTGCCAAATTCTCTGTATGCTTCTTCAATGTTATGTTTGCCCATTACATTCTAACATCATGTCACGTAAATGTTTGCCACGATGTCCTACCTGATTAAACCAAAGCGAGTCTTCCATTTCATGTGCGGCTTTATCCCACATGCGATCTTCTAATGCAGCTATAAATTTTTTGAATTGAGAAAACCGAGGCCAGCCCATATTAAATACCATTGATGCAATAACCATTTGCGCTGGCTCTGGCAAATCACGCCACCAATCCATGCGCTCATCAAGTTCCGCAAAAACAATTTTGATATCATCGTCCAGTATAACTTTGGCAGCTTCTGCTGATATTGGCATCATCATGTTATGACCATAGCCAATAGTCGGTACGCCAACTGTGTCATGATACATTTCTAAGCGCAGCCCCTCATGCTGGGCAACGAGTTCTGTAAACTTTGCTATGTTCATTTTTTAAACATCTTTGTTAACTGCTGTACACCAAAAGACGCAGCAAATACTACGCCGACGGCAGTCTTATAAAAATCTGGCATTGTGTCAAGCGCAGCAAAACCACGCTCAACAATATCCTCATTACCAGTAAAGGCTAAAATTAATGGAATACTTACAAGAATTGTTAGCCACTCGTCTTTCCACGATGATGATGAATTCTTTGCTTGTTCAAGATTCCATTCTTGTTCACCAGCAGCACCACGTTTGGCAACAGCAGCTTTAGCTTTCTGTGTTTCAACCTTGCTTTCAACCCATGAACCAGCGATGTTAGCTATCGGTGCTATCAATGCTTGCAACATATTATTTATCCCAATACAAACGCCAAAGTTTCCAACCAACATAAATAATTGACATCACCCCAAGCACTAGCGTTACCCACATATTCAAAGTGGGCAACCAAAGTGGAGCTGATACCCCACCTGTTGCTATAATAATGTCATCGGGCTTCATTATGCGTATGGACTTTCGCCAAGTAAACTTGTATTCCATGCTGCCTTTAGTTCAACAATCGTTGAAGCAGACCCAATAGCAGATGCGGCTGGGGCATCACGCAAAGCGTTCTTCTTTGTCACAGAAGCTGTCTTGGCAGATACGTCATCAGCTTCCATAGCTTTCATGTAAACTACATCTTCTGCCTCAAGCAAAGGCTTTCGCACCTGACGAATTTTTTCTCTAAACAACTCTTTAGCCTTAGTCATGTCTTCAGAGATGACTTTGCCAGACAGCGACCATGCGCCTCTAAAATCACGGTTGCTAGGCATAGATATAACTTCTGCGCTATCTATCTTATTGCCATCTTTATCAACAATATACGTTGTTACAGCCATGTCTTACTCCTATGCTGCTTTGCTTATGCGCCAAGCATTACGCCAGACGCGAGTTTCTGGTAACTGGTCTTTTCTACAAATAACCATCTTTGGGCTGTTGCCCTCATCCCACGTTGTCCACACGGACTGTGGTATGTCCTTTTGAATTAGGTATTCAATTCCTTCTTCTTCGCTCATAGCTTCGACAGGCTCTGTATTGTGCAACAAATACCCTCTGGTATGCTTCTTAAAGTCGGGTTGTGCTTCGTCTTTGGCTAGTTCCCAATAGACCCACACTGGCGGTAAGATACCGCCCTGCATAGCTGCTGCCATCCAGTTAGGGTCTGGTATAAGTATCTTAGCACACTCATCAATGCTATCTTCGTAGACCACACGGTAATCTGACTGATAGGCTTCTAGGTTTTCTTTTGCCCAGCACAGTCTGTCCCATAAGTGTGTGCCTTGAAACTTAGGTGTCTGCATTATGCTAAAGCTCCATGCGCTGTCATTGAGGAGTTAGTGCCAGCTCCATCAGCTAATGCTGAAGAATTGTCGAACTGTCTGTAAGAAATAACCGAGGCTGAATCGTTATCAACAACATCATTGCCTAAAGTGTAATGATTGCCGCCACCAGTTAAAGAGTATCCAGTTGCTGAAGCAAAGGAACTTATTATATTAGCTGCTGCGTCACCATCAGCTGTATCTGTCATGGTAGAGATGTTAAGACTGCTACTAATTGTCGGCGTACCCATAACAAACTGAATCCAAGCCTTCGCACTACCATTAACAACAAATTTTGTGTCGGTAGAATTTGGTATCGTAACAGCAGATCCACCTACTGTTTCAGTAGTAGTCGTACCCTCAATAGTATCCGCTACAATTTTCCCAGCCATTACGCTAAATCCCCAATGGTTGCAGTTGCAGTTATATCTCTGTTAGTGTTGGTTCCAGCTGCGTTAGAAGTAAAAAACTTACAATCACTTGTTGTCATTTCTGCATTGCTCCAAAGCCCCGAAAAAGCAGTTGAAACAGGTAACTCCACATAATCTGCGTTAGCCATGTTATTTGTAAACACTGTTGTCCACGCACCATCACCAGACTCATCTATGAGTGAACTTTTATTGAAGCTGTCATCAAAAGAAGGTGAACTAGCAGTGCCAATAAAATGACCCCATGATTTACACAACCCTTGCTGAAGATTAGTTGTGGTTGAGTTACCTTCACCTGTTACAGCAATAGAGCCAGCAGTGCTTACGCCAATAAGAGCGTTTGCTTTAAGTGTACTCATGCTAAGTCTCCTACAGTCATGCAATACGAGCCATTGTGGTCTTCCAAAGCCCCATTTGAACTACCGTTAGACCCGTAAAAAGTGTTAAACTTAATTGAAGATGCAGACTGAGGACTACCCCCTGATTGGTCTGAATTACTACCGCCCCTAGTAGCTCCTGAATTGCTACTACTACCGTCATTTGTGGTGTTAAAAGAACAAGTTATGATACACTTATCACTAGCACCAGATAATCCGTTAGTATAAGTGCTAGTATAATCACCTTCCGCATTATCAGTCAAAGTGCTCTGATTGAATGATCCATCTGTTGTTTGGTTAACAGCATCATAATTGACCCAATGTTTAGCGGCCTGTTGTTTAGTCAGCGTGACAGGGCTGCTACCATCACTTGCTACGATTGTATCTGCTTTAAGTGTACTCATTTAAACCACCGTATATGTTTCGCCAGAGCCAACCGTAACCGTCACACCACTATTAATTGTTATAGGGCCAGCAGACATAGCGTTTTTGCCATTCGTAATAGTGTAGTTTGTCGTAACCGTCTGACCATTTTCATAAAAGACTTGGTCTGAACCGCCGCCAGTTGCACCAGCCGCTATGCCTGTAAGGTTGCTGCCGTCAATGGCTGGCATTGTGCCTGTAAGATTGGCAGCAGGAATATTCCCTGTGCCAGTAATATTATTGTTATTTAAATCAAGATTACCGCCAAGTTGTGGAGTGGTGTCACTTACAAGGTCTGTTGATACTGTGCCAAAAGATAAATTGCCGCCGCCATCTGTTTTCAAGAACTGACCAGCAGAGCCATCTGATGTTGGATAAGACAACCCATCAAGGATGATTTTTCCAGAACCGTTTGGTGTGATGCTTATGTTGCCGTTCGATGTTGAAACAATCGAGTTGCCATTAACATCAAGATTGCCACCTAGCTGAGGAGAACTATCTGCTGCAACATCAGTTAATCCACTTGCAATGGTAATCCAAGCAGACCCATTGTAACGCTTCAACAAGTTTGTGGATGTATTGTAAAATAAATCACCAACATCTAAACTACTCGTTGGGTCAGATGAACCAACACGATATCGTTCAGCAAAACTGTTTACGCCAGAAATATTTGAGGCAACTGTAGTTACATTGGCATTATTTGTTGCAACTGTTGTTACATTGCTAGATATACCAGCTACTGTAGTTACATTACTAGAAATATTTGCAACTGAAGTAACGTTAGATGCAATCCCAGCAACTGTTGTAACATTACTTGCTACACCAGCTACTGTAGTTATATTTGAAGTTATGTCTCCAAGAGCATCAATTTCTGTAGCAAGATTAGCAAGTGCATCAAGATCAGTAACGATTGCAGATGTTGCCAACGTATTCAAGTCAGCAACCACAGCTGTAGTGCCAAGTATAGCCATGTCAGCAACTGCCTCAGCAGTTCCTAATCTTCCAATTTCGGTTGCTTTTGCAGCAACAGCACCAATATCAGAAGCATCCGCAGCAACAGCACTTACGTCACTGGCAATACCAGCTACAGTGGTAACGTTACTTGAAATGCCAGCCACAGTAGTAACATTAGCATTAATTCCAGAAACTGTTGATATTGCATTTGTTGCTGTTGTCCCATCTTGAATATCTGCAAGTGTGGCTATATCAGCAGACGCAGCAGATACAGTTTGCACATCAGTGATGCTAGGCCCAGCTTCAACAGCACCAGTAGATGCATTAAAAGCAAGAGTCTTACCTTTGCGTGTCGCAACAGCAGGAAGTGTAAGTGTTGCATCAACATCAAAATCAGTAAGACGAAGCGATCTATCAATGTCATCTTTAAGGTCTGCTTGAATAGCAATAACTTTATCTAAAGCAGTATTTAATGAACCAACATTGAAAGGCCCAGAAGAAGGGAAGTCAGTAGTTCGTTCAATATCAATGGAGCGAGTAATAACAATTTTAATATCAGCCCCAGAAGCTGCTGGCACGTTTCCAGTAGTGAAGTGGATAAACCCTGTAGTTCCTGAAGTGTGTGCGACTCTTGAGGTTGCATCATTATTATCAGCCGTTAAATAGTGTGTTGTCAGCGTTTTTAATGTGCCATCTTGATAGACATTCAAATCACCATCATCAAAGAACTCAAACGGCACAGTAAACACTTGTTGCGAATTACCATTCGTAACAGTGTATTCAATCCGTGGATCATTATCTGCTAGATTAATAGTCATTCTAGTCCCCTATCATACAAACTATAACAGCTCTACGCACATTTAATAACGTCCTGTGCCAATCATTAATTCACGCATATCGTTTTTTATCGGCAAAACACCAAGAAACGGCGCAGAATAAAATGCGCCTTGCGCTGCATCATTATAATTACCGTTTAGAAAGTCATTTGCTATTCTATAATAATCCAAACCAAGCCCAACAGGTGCGCCAAATGGTTCTGTCAAGCTATCAGCTAAACGCTCATCAGGGTCAGAAGACACAAACTTTGGCGGTATTACAAAATCTTCTGGATTGTCAGATATACCAGCAGCAACACTTAATCCCATATATCCAAGCTCTCCATAAAAACCAACAAGCCCAGAGTGATCTATGAGTCTAGCCATCATTTCTGGTGAATCTGCCCAATTTTCTTTTGCTCTTCTCCACCAAAATTTGTCTTTAATATTAAGAGAAAGATAGCTTAGACCAATCAAAGCAACTGCACCCTGTAATCTATATCTACGGTCAGGGTCTATAACAGCAGACATTATTTTATTGTTTGCGCCAAAAATAAAATTCATAAATGTAAACGGTAAAGACATTGTGCCAGATTCCATGCGAACCATCTTTACGCCATCAGATGATGCACGCTCATCAATCTCGTACAGTTTAGGAAACTTCTTTCGCATGGCTTGCGTGTATGCATTGTCTTTAATATAAGCAACACCATCCATAATAAGCGGTCTATCAAATGCTTGCCCCATAACAACAGCATTGTCTGCATGTGCTGCTGTTGCAGCTTGATAGCGGCGTAGCATGTCACGCTCTCTAGCTGTAGATGAAGGCCAAGCATCTGTATTGGCTAACAAAAAGTCATCACCTTCAGCGTTCTGTGTTGGCATGTCATTAACATAATTAGCTAGGTCTTCATCAAAGCCATATCTAAATAAATATTCTTTATCTCTTGCGTCTATTGTGCCATCAGCAAGTTGCTTAGATAGACGAATAAATTTATCATTTACAAGTATTTGATCTAAAACCTTAAGAGCAGTTGTAATGGGGCCAAGAAAGTTGGCTGTATAAAAAAACCGATTGCCAATTTCTTGCGTTCTTTCCATGCGCGTTGCTTGTACACGTTTTACACTGTCACCTAACAACTTACGCATAACAACATTGCGAGCCATGTCTAAAGCAACACCAGCATTTCTTGCTTCTTTAAACACTTGCCCTCGTGTAGTTGAGTCAAGAGCAGCCCATGACGCACGCAAAACATCTTTCATACCATGAGACAATATAATAGTACCTAAGTCAGCTATTGCATTAATACCTGCTTCACCAAGATATGTTACACCAGCCCAGAACTGAGCAAACTTTGATGATGCATTATCAAACCTATCAGGATTGCGAACAAGAGAACCCATAACTCTGTCGTATTCACCAGTAAATGCTGCACGTACATCAGCTATTTGTTCTTCAGTATTGCCATTACGACGCATTTCTTTTGCTATATCGCTAAGAACCTCATCTACATCACGACCTTCATAAGCACGATGAAATTCTATCTTACGACCAGCACGTTCTGCATAAGTGTAAAAAACATCCATGTTCTTGACCATAAAGTCATTGATCATGTGTTCATCTATATCTGTTTTGCGCTTACGTAAATGTTTAGAATTGCCAGCGACACCAGTAGGACGAGCATCTTCTAAATCATCAGCAGACTCTTCCATAATTCTACGTAATGTATTAGCAGCAGATTCCTCTGCTTGTTCTGGGGCCATGCCTTTAGCAATATAATGTTTAGTAAAAATATTTTGCAAGTTAGCACGCTCTGTTGGGTCTTTTAATTTTAGCTTGTCGTAATAAATGGAAAACACATAATTTTTGCGTGTAGGGCTATCAAGCAAATCTTGTAATTTGACAATGCGAACATCAATGTCATCCATTTCATCGCCAAGAGTTGCTAACTTGCTCGCTTGTTTTTTAGACTGACTACCGCGTGCTTTTACATTATCTTCAATATCTGCAACAAGTTGAGCCTTTTTAGCTTTAGCTGCTTGTAGTCTAGTAACCTCTGCATTAATTCTTGCATCATCCATAAGCAAACCAACATCACGAAAATCTGCATCAAATTTTTGATAAAAATCTCTAATAAGAGTTGCTGCTTGTTTCTGTTGATTATCCATAGCATTAGCACCAAAACGTGGTGTAGGTGCAGTAGAGTCAATATATTTTGTTATTGTATCTTCAATCCAATTATCAAAGTCTTTATTGAACGGATTAAAATCTGCTGCGTATGCACCAAAAACTTGTCTTGCTTTCTTGCGTCTACCATTAGTTATTGATTGTATATGCAAATCACGAAGACGCTCTTCTAACTGACGAGCAATGCCAGTATATACAAATGAGCGTTGATACACAGATTGTGTGCCACCTTCAGTTCCTTGCCCACGCAAACCAATAGAAGAGTTGTAAGCAAGTTTAGTTAGCTTTTCTTTGATGCCAGCACCCAACCATTTCTTGTTAAGTAGACGTTGTATGGGCGAGCCAAAAGGATTGACTGACTTTGGATTATATTTATCTTCTGGATTGATTTTGAGTTCACCAGTTTCAGAATCAACAAATTGTGCTGGTCTTTCACCTTTTGCATGTTGTCCTGACTTGCGTACAGTAGAGCGCAAGAATGGCATAATGTGTGGCGCACCTTTGATGACTGGCCCTAACGCCGTTGATAGTGCTGTTGTTGCGGCAATATTCCACGCTGCTTCCCATTCCTCATCAGCTACAGCAAATGGCGCACGCCTTGCTTCTGACGCAACACCATAAGCAAAACCAGCAGTACCTAACCTACCAGCAGCAGACAAAGCTGTTGCACCAAGACGAGTTACATTTAGCATAGGAACAAAAGCGGTAAAGAACAGTGGGTCAGCAAAACCAGAAGCAAGACTAGCAGTAAATGCACCACGCTCTAGATTACTACGTCTATCCAAAACATTTTGCACTCTTTGTTCTAAGAACCGCAGATGCTCTAAATCTTTTGCTCTTGCTAAGTCATCAAAGTATGGCAGATACTTATCTTGCACATGGTCTTCAATCTTAAAAGATGGGTCAAAACCTCTTTCACCAAACCGATATTCTTCTTGCACAGTTTCAATAAGAGGCATGTTGTTGTAAGCAACGCCAGAAGAAAATGTCTGCCACCAAGTAGGCGTTGTCTCATAACGCATTTCGTTTGGCACAGGTATAAGAAAATCTTTGCGTGTAGGTTCAAGTTCAATCATGGAACCATCACATCCGGTGTTACTCCACCAGTACCTTGCTGTGATTGCTGATACCTGTCAGCAGCAGCACGCAAATCTGTAATGTGGTCATTCTGTGACTTTTGATAAGCAAGCTCCATAGCTCTAGAAACAGCCATACCACCTACAACAAGCGGTCTGTTGTTGCGCATAATAGGAGAACCATCTGTCTTAACGACATAATAATATGGCATCTGTGTGCCGCCTCGTGGGTCTGGAATCAGCTTAACACGGCCACTCTTTAGCGTAAGTGATGGATCAATAGCATTTAGTGCTGCGTCAACATGTAATTCAAAGGTAGGATAGTATGCACCATATCTAGCTTCTGGCGAATAACGTGATGTTGCATCAGCATCACCAGTTGGTGAATAGATATGTTTTGACTTAGCAAATATCTTATTCTTTGATTGATTTAAAATATCTTTTGTCTTTGCTGAACCGTGTGTGTAAAGCAGAACAGGAATCAAATCTTGGAAGAAAGCTATCTCTTCTCCTGACTTCGCTCCTGTTTTATTCATAAATGTGTCCATAGTATCACTACCCATAATGCGCTTCACCGCATCGCCACGTTCATTAGAAGACATGCGCATAAACTCTGCACGTTTTACAGCAAATGTATTTAAATCCATTGATTGCAACGAGCCTGAGTAGGTACGCAATGCTTCCATCTTTACAATGGTTTGATCATCGAGGCTGCGTGATGTAAACACACCATTCTGGAATGTCATGTTTTCATACAAGCTAAGAAGTTGATCTGCTTTACCTGATGCAATAGCCATATCATACAAAGCATCATCTTCAAAAATATCACGCAACGGCTTTGGCAAAGGCGAATTACTCATTGCAAGTTGTTCTAAGAGTGTCGTCTGATTATCAAAAAAGTTTAAATCAGTGCCAAGTCTATTGACAATATCTGCACCACTCTTAATCCCTTGCTCTTGTAGTAACTGTTCTGAACGAGCGGTAGACAAAACACCACCTGCTTGGAAGTGATTGAGCGACACAGCGTTTTGGAAACGTGTCTTGTTAGTGTTGAATATCTTTTCTCTGTCATTTGCGTATGTACGCAATTCAGTTTTTAATTTACTTCGTACAGCAGCCATATCAGGGTTAGCTGCAAAACTTTGCGTAAATCCTATTTGCTCTAGCTTTTGTCTAGTATCAGCAGGTAAGTCTTGCATTGTTTCTGGTGATTCAAGAACAGATAACATACTACGCAAAAGGTCTTGCTCTTGATTATAGTCAGAATATGGATTCAAACTAATCATATAATCAGCAGCAATTTTACTGGCAATATTTTTTATTCTGCCACCATGATATGCAAGTTTAACTGCGTTACGCAGTTCTGTTTGCTTGCCAAGTTCAAGTCTATTGCCATGCAAATCAATAAACTCATTTATGCTTGCTTCAATTCTTTCGCGAACAACGTCAAGATTTGTTGTTGTTGCAGGGCCTCCTATTTCAGAACCCCCTACAACTACTTCTTGTGACCCAGTATCTGATGCTGCGAGCGCAGACATATATGCTATAGCTTCATCAAGTTCTGCTGCTTTGTTTTTAAAATCTTTTTTCATAGCTGTATCGTATGCTTTGACACGAATATCAGTTAAGTGTTCAGCTATAGTTGGAGCAGATATTTCTTCTATATATGCTTTATATCTTGGATTTAGCTCAGTTGTTTTCTTAACCCAACCGTCCATATCAACATCAAATTGATCTGCTGTAGCAGGGCTACCATCATCACGTACTCTTGCTTGCTTTGCTTTGCTCAACAAATCAAGTTTAATTGCTGTTTGATATTTAGAATCTACAAGGCTTTTTGCAGTACGTTTCGCAACAGGATT